GCCTTTCCACCTGCAACAGTACTTGCTAACTCTGTGATCGTGTCTCCAGATGATCCTTACTTAACACCAAGCAACAATCAGCACATAGGCATTAGTCCGATGGCAAGTTTTAAGATTGTTATGACTGTTCCACTTTTTGACAATGAGGGAAACCTTAACGGCATTGAGGACACAGTTTGTGGCGTGTTCGCAAAGCTTGCTGCATCATCTTTGACCTATAATGTAAGTGCGATAAGCGCACCAAGTATTCTCAACGCTGCATCGGGAGACCTTCTCAGCTGCGAGATGTCCGTATCAATCCTAACGAGTTGGAGCTAAACATGTCCGAGTGGGAACAAGAAAACGCTGACTTCCTGAAGAAAATCGGGCAAGTAAGCACCCCAGCACCAAAGCCAGCACCTACCAAGAAAGACGAGGAATAATCTCATGGCTGTATTTCTAAATAACAAGGTCGGCGTGAAGATTAACACTGTTGATCTTTCTGACCATGTCACAAGCATTACAATTAACCGCACATTCGATGAGCTAGAAGTAACTGCAATGGGCGATTCTTCACACAAGTTCGTTAAGGGCTTGGAAGCATCATCTGTAACAATCGACTTCCTCAATGACACAGCATCAGCGAATGTATTGGCAACACTACAAGCTGCGTGGGGAACCACAGTCACATGTGTATTCCTACAGGAAAAGGGAACAGCAGTTTCTGCTACTAACCCTCTTTATACAGTGTCACTGCTAGTCAATAACACTACAGACATCAATGGTGCTGTAGGCGATATGTCTACTCAGTCAATCACATTCACTGCTAACTCAACAATTGCAGTAGCCAGCACAGGCACATTCTAAAAAACTAAACAAAGGGGCAAAACCATGGCAAAACTAAAGATAGTTCGTACAGATGGAAGCGTACTAGAGGGCGAGATCACTCCAGCAGTGGAGTACTCATTCGAGCAGTACGCTAAAAAGGGCTTCCATAAGGCGTTTCGCGATGAAGAAAAGCAAAGCGATGTTTATTGGTTAGCATGGGAAGTAACACGCAGGTCAGGTGAAACTGTTAAGCCTTTTGGCATGGATTTCATTGAGACACTTAAAAGTGTCGAGGTGCTTGATTCAGACCCTTTAGCTTAAAGCGAGATCTCCCGTTCACCTACTTAATCGCTCGCTTGAGCATTAGGTTAGGGATCTCGCCACAGCAGTTATTGGATTTAGATAAGAATATGCTCGATGCATTATTGCAGGGGCTCAAGGATGAAGCGAAAGAGGTGAGCGATGCCAGCAAGCGTAAAGGGCGGGGTCGCTCTTAGGAAGTCTCTGCGCGCTTTTGCTCCAGATCTTGCTAAGGAAACACAGAAGGAAATTGCTGGAGCTTTAAAGCCTATTACTAAAACGGCTAAGGGTTACTTTCCAGATGACGGCCAAGTGCTGAGCGGATGGCTTGCTAGAGAAAACTCTGAGGCTCGATTCCCTAGTTACAATGCTCGCATCGTTAAGGCTGGCGTGGGCTATAAGACTTCACCTTCCAAGCCTAATCGCAGAGGCTTTAGATCACTTGCTCGCGTATTCAATAAAAGTGCTGCTGGAGCAATTTATGAAACTATGGGGCGCAAGACCCCTAGCAGTCGCTTTGTCCAGAATCAGAGTAGCAAGTACGGCTCATCCATGAAGGGTGATGGCAAGATGGAAGGTCGAGCCTTATTCCGTGCCTATGAAGAAAACAATGGCAAGGCAAGAGATGCAGTCCTAAACGCTATCAAATTGGCAGCAGACAAACTCAACGCAAGAGCAAAGGTGTAACTCATGTCTAACATAGTCATTGACATTGCAGCGGAGTTCACAGGCAATAAATCATTTAAGCAAGCCGAGTCTGCAACTGACAAACTTGGTAAGAATGTCAAGAAACTAGCAGGAGCTCTAGGTCTGGCTTTTGGTGGTCAGCAGATTCTTGCTTATGGCAAGGCTGCGGTTAAGGCAGCAGCAGCTGACGAAAAGGCACAGAAGCAACTTGCACTGGCTCTCAAGAATGTTGGACTAGGTAGAGATGCCGCATCATCTGAGGATTACATCCAGAGACTACAAAGCGAGTTCGGCATTCTTGATGACAAGCTGCGCCCTGCTTACCAGACCTTGGCGGTCGCGGTACAGGATTCTGATAAAGCTCAAAGACTTCTAAATCTTTCATTAGACATTAGTGCCTCAACTGGCAAGGATTTAGGTTCAGTTACAGCAGCATTGAGTCGTGCATATTTAGGCAATAACACTGCACTATCTAAACTTGGTGTAGGTATCTCTAAGGCAGATCTTAAAGCTGGCAAGTTTGAGGACATTATCGCCAATCTTGAGACTACTTTTGCAGGCGCTGCAACTCAGTCCGCTAACACCTTTCAGGGATCAATCGATAAGTTAGGTGTCGCTGCTGCTAATGCATCAGAAATTATTGGTACAGGTTTAATCGATGCACTCAAAGGATTAGGCGATCAGGATTCTGTCGATAACCTTGCTACATCTATGCAGAATGTTGCTACTTACACAGCAGATGTTATCCGTGGCATTGGTGTAATGATTGAAAAGCTTAAAGGGTTGCCGGGGGTTGGCGCATTAGATATTCAGATGATTCCTATTATTGGTGCTTACATCTCTGCATTAAATGCAGCAGGTAAAGCATCTCAAGGCGGTTATGGCATTACCGCTCAAGGTTTGACACACCTTGCAGAACTGCAAGCAAAGTATGCAGCAGCCACACTTGCTACTAAAAGAAAACTTACAGCAGAAGAATTAAAAGCACTTAAAGCTGCTCAGTTAAAAGCTGCACTTGATAAGGCTAACCTTGCCCTTAATAAGGGTCAAGATATTTTTGACATGGACAAGATCCAGATCGCAGCAGCTCTTACTAATCAAGCCGAGCAACTAGGCAAGGCAACAAGTGCATCACAGGCTTTGCAGATTGCTAACGATACTGCTCGCCTCAATGTTAAGAAGTCAATCCTTGCCCTAGAAGAAGCCATTGCTTCTAAGGATGAAGCATCTATCACAGCAGCAACTAATAAACTTAATGCAGATCTTAAGGTGCTTGGTGCGCTAACTGGTCAGAGCATTAAACTCTCAGACATTAAATCTATCCTTGAAAGCCTTAAGCCAGCAGATCTAATTAATCTGGCTAACCTAGATGCTGCTATTGCTAAGATGCTGGAATTAATAAGACTGCAAGGCACTAAGCCATCGGTCAGCGGTGGTGCGGTAGGCGGTTCAGGCGGTGGCGGTGCTGCTGTAACTCAGCCTCGAAGCATTGCAGAAGTAAATGCAGCGGTTGCAGAGCTTGGACTTAACACACAGATCCAGCCTAACCTTAGAGAGTACACACCTAATCAAGGCATGATCTCAGGCATTAGCCCTAATGGTCGTGAGTATAACTTTAGCGTTACTGTGAACACTGGCATCGGTGACCCTAACGCTATTGCAGAGGCTATTGACCAAGTGCTTATCGATGCAGTTAGCCGAGGCACATTACGCGGTGGAGCAACACTGGCATGACATGGCTTCCAGAGTGGAGAGTTACAGTAGGTGATGATGTTTACACGACTGTCACCTCTGTGTCTTTTGCATCTGGTCGCTTAGACATTGATCGACAAGCTACAGCAGGTTACTGTCAAGTACAGATCGTCAATACAGATAACACACCTTTCACCATCAATGTCACAGAGCCAATTACTTTAGAGCTGAAGAATTCATCTGGCACTTATGTCACAGTATTTGGTGGAGAAGTTTCAGACTTTAACATCGGGGTCAGAAGCCCAGAGGAAACTGGCTTTATTACCACTGGCACGATTCTAGGCATTGGCTCACTGGCTAAACTTGTCAAGGCTGTTTATAACACAGCACTTGCAGAAGGCTTAGATGGCGCACAGATTGCAGCCATTCTAGGTTCAGCCCTCAACCTCACATGGGCAGAAGTCACACCTACTGTTACATGGGCAACCTATCCAGCAGATGTCACATGGGCTAATGCAGAGTCCTACATCGGTGAAGTGGACTCAGGCTTCTACACAATGATTGCCCTTGCAGCTAGTGCCTCTGCTAAGTCTCAGACCTTGACAGACCAAATCGCTAACAGCGCACTTGGTCAGATGTACGAGGAAAAGGATGGAGATGTTTCTTATGCAGATGCAGACCACAGATCTAACTATCTTGCAGCAAACGGCTTTACTAACCTTGATGGCTCATATGCAACACCAAGCTCTATCACCTCAACAACTCAGACTGCTCGCATCCGTAATAGCCTTATCTACCGATACTCCACAGGATACGGCTCAACCTACAGCACCTCAGATGCAGACTCTATAGCCTCTTACGGCCTCTTTGAGCGTTCCTTTGACTCTAACATCAAGAATCTTGCAGACATCACTGACATCGCCTCTAGAGAGTTAAACTTGCGAAAGAATCCACGCGGATCACTGGGAGCAATTACTTTCCGCCTAGACAATCCAGACATGCCATCTGCCATGCTTGACAGCCTTATCGGTGTTTTTTTTGGTCAGCCTGTGCTAGTGAGTAACTTGCCTAGCAATCTTCTAGAGGGTCAATTCGATGGCTTTGTGGAGAATGTGGCATTACGCGCCACCCCTAGCTTTACTGAAATCACCCTTTACATCTCAGCTACAGACTTCTCACTATCAACGACTCAATGGGAAACCGTAACGCCTGCATCCTTAGCATGGACTGGCGTGAATGCTATACTAACTTGGACTAACGCGACTGGAGCACTAACCTAATGGCAACCACTACACCTAACTTCGGTTGGACTGTTCCAACCTCATCTGATCTAGTCAAGAATGGC